GATATTCTTGATATTCCCAGTAATATACGTTATCTTAAAGAATATTTTGATTTTTGTTCCTGTATCTTCCGCAAACCAGAATGCTCCAGTAGCAAAGAATTTTGAAGAAGGTGAAATGATGAAACAAATTCAAAAAGATAATCTTCAGCAAAAGATTATTCAACAACAGCAAGAAACACAGGCTGAGCGTAAAGGGTTTATGGAATCCCCCGTTGTAAATAAGGATATAGGGGGTCTTGGAAGTGGTTTCTCCCCACCTCTCAATACTGGATTAAGTGGTAATGATCCAATGATGAACGGTAATATGATGGGTTTTTAAATATTTAATATATTTAAATGGAAAGACATCAATTTATACTAATTTTTCTATATTTATTTTTAGCACAGTCTATTTATATTTTGTATAAATATGAAAATATACCAATTATATACATTATAATCATAGGATTCCCTATGATTAAGGCTCTCTATGATTATAGAGTTTGTAGTATGGCTTACGCGGAATGTAAGATGAGGGGTGTAAAAAGAGAAGATTCTCTTGTAAATAAATTTTTAGATCCAATGGTAGATTTACGATACAGTAATCATATCTATCCGTTATTCATTATTAGCTTTTCAATACTTTATATTTCTGTCGTAAGATATTTAAAAACTTATGTATTTAAAATATAATATGAAAAGATATCTTTCTTTCGATGTTGGTATTAAAAACTTAGCCTATTGTAAGTTGGATGAAAATAAAGTTATTCAAAGTTGGGGCATTATTAATTTAAATGAAAACCCTCAATGCGATGTTCATTTAAAAAAAAGATGTGAGAAACAATGTATGTATGAAGTAAAAGGAGATGATAAAGTCAAGTATTGTTGTACAGCACATAGTAAGAGATTTCCTAAAAAGAAAAAATTAAATTCAAATCATGATTTGATGAAGATATCACAATTATGTGTTTCAAAATTGAGAGAAATAGATTTAGATGATGTAACACATGTTCTTATAGAAAATCAACCGGCTTTAAAAAATCCAGTGATGAAGAGTATTCAAATGATAATTTATACATTTTTTGTAATGGATGGTATTATGAAAGAAGATTCAAGTATAGAAACTATTCATATGGTAAATGCGAGAAATAAATTAAAAGTTTATAAAGGTCAACCCATTGAATGTAATAAAAAAGGTAAATATGCCCAAAATAAATTTTTGAGTGTTGAGTACACAAAAGAGATGATAAAAGAAGAAGATGAATCTTTTATCAAACTTTTTTCAGAATCAAAAAAGAAAGATGATTTAGCAGATGCTTATCTTCAAGGTATTTATTGGATTGAAAAATAAATTTGAAAATGGGTGTTTGTAGATACCACACAACAAATAATAAACATAACTGAAACCCATTAGAAAATGGAAGGCGTTGACAAAGCTAATATGAAGTGGCATGGAAGTACAACTGGAAATCTCAGGGGAGGGAAGATTCAAGAAGATATTGATGGACTTCAAAAGATATATAATGTCCCTAAAGATTATGAAAAAGTATTTCTTTCTAAAAAGAGTAGAACACAGCAAGAAAAAAATATATTTTACTATCTAGAAGCGACGGCACTAAAGATGTATGAAGGGGCGCAAAAATGTGAAGAAGAAGCAGTATTTTATCTGAGGGAAATAATTGGTTCTCTCTATAATGAAAATGAAGAACTAAAAGAAGAAAACGAAAGACTACAAGAAGAAAAAGAAGAACTAGAAGAAAAACTAGAAAAAATAACATCAATCATTAATAATTAAAATTTGAAGATATCTTTTGTAGTTATTAAAACTTCAATGTCTATTTCAACATCTACATGTCATATATGTTTAGAGGAACTTGATTTTGATTTAAGGTATTTGAAAAAGAAATGTTGTCCCACCGAGGCATTCATCTGTAATGAATGTTGGGGGAAAATAATGAACACCGAAGAGATAGTTAAGTGTCCTTTGTGTAGAAAGACGATAAAAAGTGATAAAGTTACCCCTGTAAGCGCTATAACAGTTTCAGGAGATATAGAATCTCAGGTCGTGGGAAGAAGGAGAGAATCTATTTCAAGAAAAGATAAGATAAAGCGATATTTTATATATTATGTTTTGATAACACTCTTAGGGGCGACTGGTATTTTAACATCTGTTTATTTCCTACATCCACCTACAACGACATTTGAAGATGAATTCTTATACTTAACTGTAAGGCCATTCTTTTGGATAATGTCAACTGTATATGGAATGTTCTTCGTTATGTTAATTGATTTACTTTTCGGTAGAACCTTGATCAACCGGATGAGTGGGAGGTCTTAGAAGCATATATGTAAAAAAGAAAAGTATCGAATAGAGTATTATTCTTTTTTCTGTTGATACTTTAAAGCGTTCTAAGACATTATCTGAAATTCCAAAAGCTGAAATATAGATTAATAATCTGTAAATAAATTCTCTATCCATTTTAATATTTTCTATATTATTTTTTTGTGACTAGCGTTTAATTTTCGTTTTATAAATATTTAAAGAATTTATTTCATAATAAAGAATAATGGAAACCAGTATATTATTAACTTCTCTTCAAAACTATTATGCCGATAATAAAAATGCTTCAAAATTGTTAGAAATTCTTAAAGAAGAAAATAAGATTTCTTTAAGGATTATTGATTGGTTTGTAACAAACTACTCAAAAAAAAATAACATTTATTATACTATCTTTGAAACACCTGGAAAAAAGAAAACATTTGTATATGAAAACAATAAACTTTTAAAACAGTTTAATACATATCATGCGTATAAATCTCAATTAAAGTCATTTTCAAAAAAGAAGTTTGATCCATTCTGTCGTAGAGACCGTATCGTCTTTGATTGTAGTGGTAGTTCTATAGAGACTACTGTAGGTCAATTAAATTTTTTTAAATGGGCTATAGATAATCTTATAATTGACTACATTAAAAACAATTATAATGATATTGAAAATGATATGAATACTTGTTATAATTCTGTAAAGATACAAAAAAAAGAAAAGAAAGAAAAAAATGAAAGGAAACGAAGACAAGAATTATCTAAATCCGCATCAAGAGGTTTAAATAGTAATAATATGAAAGTAGTCCTTGATTTTAATTAAATTATAAATTTTTATTGTTTCCATTCTTTGCAATGTATTTTATGAATAATCTTCTAAAAATATAACGAAACAGGGCACTTCCGGGAATCGAACCCGGGACCTCTTGCACCCAAAGCAAGAATCATACCACTAGACCAAAGTGCCAGAGAGTGCGTCGTCCGGGACTCGAACCCGGGACACCAGCTTGGAAGGCTGATATGCTAACCCCTACACCAACGACGCTATAATTTATATTATAATTTTATTTTAAAGATTATAACGCAAAAAAAATTTATTGTTTTATAATGTTTATTTCAGGTTAGAAGTGTGTAAGGTTTAATCAGCTGCCTTCTTTACCTTGCGAACCTTCTTTACAACCTTCTTCTTTTCAGGTTCTGGTTCAGGATCAGGGTCAGGATCCTTTTCTTCTTCAACTTCTTCATCGCTTGAGTCTTCAATCATTGATGTAGCAGGCTTAGATTCAACTTCTACCTCATCTTCATCTTCAGAATCACTCATGATAGCAAAGTCCTGTAGACCACCTTCTGGAACCTTTACACGCATCTGTTCTGCCTTCCATGTACAACCAAACTTACCATTTGCGACCCAAATACCATTACACTTTAGCACCACCTTGATTAGAGCACCCTTCACTACAATCTTGGTAATATCTGTTGGATTATCTGTTGTTCCTTCCACATCAAATACATTCTTATCACCATCGTAGATAGAGAAATCCTTGAACTTTCCATCTCTCTTATTGATCTTGAATGCGAATGAATCAGGATACTTTCCATTTGGCTCACCCGTTTCTGGATCAGTTGAAACCTTTACCATTGGAGTATAAAGTTCCTTGAGTGTTTCATCAGAAAGCTTCGCCTTTCGGAACCATGACTGACTGTTTTCACTCGCCTTTGTAAGGAGCATCTCATCCATCTTAGATGCCCATGTGTGAAAGTCCTTCATACTCTTATTTCCATCCAAGTCCTTCATAGAGAACTTAACTGAATACTTTCCAGAATTTTCATTATCTGCGAAGTAAGATGGGTCAAAGGGAACTTCAACCTCTGGAGTAGTTACATAGAGGGAGTTGATACCCCCGCCATAGTTGATGTATAGCATCTTCCCACCATTGTCCATCGTCTTTGGTGCAGACACGGTGAGCTTGGAGAAGTCAATCTTGCTTGGAGACATAGCCATTGTTGTTTTGTGTTGTTTTGTGTTGTTTTGTGTTGTTTTGTGTTGTTCTGTGTTGTTTTGTGTTGTTCTGTGTTGTTCTGTGTTGTTCTGTGTTGTTCTGTTTTATTTCTCTTTTCTATTTTAATATAATACCATAACTTTATATAAGTTTCAAATTTTAGTTTTTTTGGTATATTTTTACTTAAATATTTTTTTCAAAGAACATATTAAAGTAACATGTGTAAAAAAGTAGGATGTCAGAGTAAAATAAAAAAAGATATCTATGGGGGTTATTGTTATAAACATCGTAATGAGTATATAACCTATGATGGAATTATTCTATTTGACAAATTTACTGGAAAACAATCAGATTACCTTAAGAATGATATATTGAAAACTCTTGATGTATTGGTTAAAGACAATGGTTGGAAGAATATAAAAAAAGAATATACTTATAATATTCTCAATGAATATTATTCTGATAACCCTATTACAATTCCATCCTCTGTATTGTTTACAAGAAGTTTTTTAACAGTCAAAAACATAAATTTTTTAAAGGGGTTACAAAGAAAATATTCTGATATAAAAATTAATTTTTTAAAGGGAGAAGGTTTCAAAAATAAAATGAAATGTAATAATGATACTGATTTTTTCACATATGATAGTATCAGTGATATAGATCAAAAATATTTCTTTTCCTATAAAGATAAAGGAAATTTCATTTGGTTTTTTGATATAAGATCATTTAACAAGTTGATAGAAATTGGACAAACCAATCCATATACAAGAGAAGAAATACCTCAAGAAGTAAAAGATAGGGCAAAAAATTTATCACAATTATTGAAGCTTACAAATGAAGAAGATATAATTAATAGCGAGAATATAAGATTAAGTCGTAGACAAAATTTAAAGCAAAGAGTTATTGATATATTTTCAGAAATGGAACAATTTGGATATAGTTGTAATATTGATTGGTTTTTAGAGTTAAATTCGAGAAAATTAAAAGGACTTTACAGAAATCTAGAAGATATATGGAATTATAGATTAAATTTACCATACGAAACTAAGGCTAGAATATCTCCTCCAAATGGAATTGCTTTTAATGTACCTGTTGTTGAAGTAAATGCCCTTACAAGTACGATACAGTTACAAGAAATAATAATTAATGAAGTTTCTAAATTTAAGAACGCCATTACAGAAGATGATAAGAAGTTAGGTTATATGTATTTTCTTTTAGGATTGGGTCTTATTTCAAGAAGATGCTATGAGGTTCATCACTGGATTATGCATGCTGTCTATTAGATACAACAAAATATATATATTAAATTATTTAAGAAATAGTTTATATAGTATATCATAATAAGTGCGGTAAAAAGAATAAAATAAAAAATAGAAAAGAATAAAATGGCAAAGAAAACCTCCTCCTCCAAAGCATCCAAGAAGACTTCTGCTAAGAAAGTAGTAGAACCAGTAGTTGAACCCGTCGTAGAAACGGCTGTTGTAGAAGACACTTCCGCTAAGGGAGTTGTTGATGAAGACAACTATGATCATGAATTCGCAACTGTTCTAGAACAGTTGGCAACTGCTCAGACTACACTCAAGGGTCTAATGACCACTGTCCGTCAGCTCGAAAAGCGTGTTGCCCGTGACCGCAAGGTTATGCAGAAGAAAATGAAGGGTCGTGCTAAGCGCGTAGTTGATCCTAACAAGCCTCCTAGCGGTTTCGCCAAGCCTGGACCTATTTCAGATGAACTCCGTGCTTTCCTCAAGCTTGGTCCTGATGAACTCATTGCTCGGACCGAAGTAACCAAGAAAATCACTGAATACTGTAAGGCAAACAATCTCCAGAAGGCCGAAGACAAGCGCACCATCAACGTTGATGCTACTCTAAAGAAGCTTCTACGACTCAAGAAGGGCGATGAGCTAACCTTTTTCAACCTCCAGAAGTATATGAAGGTTCACTATCCTAACAAGGAAGGTCAGTTCTCTAACTAAGGAGAAACATCAAGTTCTAAAATAGACATCCTTAGATTTTTAAATAAATAAGATTTTTTTTGTTTATTGAATATTCTACTCTTTTTAACTTTTATTTTTGATTTTAGAAATACTAACCATTTATTAGTATTTTTTAACTTAACATAATTTTTGTTGTTTTCTCTACAGAATTTAAGGAAAACATTTAATCTCTGATATAACTCTGCTCTTATTAAAAAGTAAGCAGTTACATTTGTATCTCTATCTAAGTCAATATTCATCCTATGACTATTATACAATACTTTTTGAGCTTGAAAA